TCATCAACAGATCCATAAACCTCATCAGTTGATATGTGTATAAACTTTTCAACTTCAGATTTTAAAGAGAGATTCAATAGATTGACTGTTCCATTTATATTTGTGGCAATAAATGGAGAACAATCTTTAATGGAATTATCAACATGACTTTCAGCAGCAAAGTGAAAGACTGTGGATGGTTTATGTTTTTTAAAAACAAAGTCACAATTATGATTGTCGGCAATATCTGTGGTATAGAATAAAACCCTATCAGGAATATTATGCCAATCGGAAGCGTAAGTTAGATTATCGATACAAATAATTTCTTCATTCGTACAATTTACTAAGTGATGAAGAAAATTACTTCCAATAAATCCAGCACCTCCAGTAACTAAAACTGTCATGACTAATCGTTCTTAACTGAATATTTTTCTAAGAGTTCGGGAGAATACTGTTGAATATCTTTTATATTCTTCTCTTCTCTCTTTGCCTTCTCAAGTTCATAAACTCTGTTTCTAAGTTCTGTAGTAGAGTATTGATGTCTTCTTTTATGGTAATGAATTTCAATACCATTATCAATACAATATTGCTTTCCAGTGACTTCAACATCCCGATACTCTTCACTCAAGAAACGAATATGAAACGTTTGAGTTTTAATTAAATTTAAAAGGTCTGCTTCTGTGTCATAGACTAAAATCTCATCAACATATTTACACCCCTGTATTTGAGCATACCTTTCATAAATTGATTGTATTGGTTTATTTTTTAAACCAGGTCGGTCAATAGTTGGATCAACTTGAAGTGCGACTTTCAAATAGTCACACATTTCTTTTTCCATCTTAAGCATCGTAACGTGCCCAGCATGAAAAAGATCAAAACAACTACAATTAAATCCTATCTTCATGGATACACATATCCTCAACTAATTGTTCAAAAGAAATTTTAGGTTGCCACCCTAGTTTTTGTTTTGCTTTGGTGTAATCCCCCAATAGGGTGTCTACTTCTGCTGGGCGAAAATATTTAGGATCTACTATCACACGCACCAATCCAGTATTTGTATCAATTCCAACTTCAGTTCCATCTACAGTAAACTGCCACTCTATATTCATTCCAAAGTAAGGTGCTGACATTTCAACAAACTCACGAACTGAGTATTGTTTTCCGGTGGCAATTACATAATCATCCGGTTCTTCTTGTTGAAGCATCATCCACATTGCTTCAACATAATCTTTCGCATGTCCCCAGTCGCGTTTGGCATCAAGATTACCCAACTTAAGAACAGTCTGCTTACCTTCAGACATTGCCTTGAGACCCATCGTAATCTTACGTGTTACAAATGTCTCACCACGCCTTGGTGATTCGTGATTGAAAAGAATTCCTGTACAAGCATACATCCCATATGCCTCACGGTAGTTTTTGGTAATCCAATAGGCATACAGTTTTGCTACACCATAAGGAGAACGGGGATAAAAAGGAGTAGTTTCGCGTTGAGGAATTTCTTGAACAAGACCATAAAGTTCACTCGTAGATGCCTGGTAAATGCGAATACGATCTTCCATACCCAAGAGACGCACTGCCTCAAGAACACGAAGAGTTCCCACACCATCCACATCAGCAGTGTATTCAGGCATCTCAAAGGATACTTTGACATGACTTTGAGCACCAAGATTATATATTTCATCTGGTTGAACTTGCTGAATTACTCTTACAAGGTTTGTAGAGTCTGTAAGATCACCATAATGAAGTTTAATTTGCTCGTAAATATGGTCAATCCTATGTGTATTAATTAGTGAAGCACGACGAATAATACCATGAACTTCATAACCTTTATGCAATAGAAGTTCTGCAAGATATGATCCGTCTTGTCCAGTAATGCCAGTAATTAATGCTACTTTCATAAAGCAAGGTACTTTTCATCATTATACTAAAAAAGGTGGGTTTATGCAACCCACCTCAGTAACTCAGGCTCGCCACCAATTCTTTGACTGGAAATTGGAAACCAGGCGGAGAAAGAATTCCCCATCCGCACCAACGGCATTTTTGAGATGACGTAAACTCATAATAGGGTCATACTTGACTCCACCAGTGTAAGTTTTAAGTCATTCCAGGACTAAAATAAAGTTGGGTTAACTTTGATATCTCGGTAATACCAAAGAATGCACATAAGAATAGCACATCCCAAAGTTTTAGTTTAATTGCAAAAGGTACTGTGAGTAATCCCCCAACAACGTTTAACATTAAACCATATTTGAAATCTCCCCACAACATAGTTTGATAACCAATTATGAGAAGAAGATTTCCAAGATACCTTAAGATACTTGTTTTAGACATAAGGGGTTTTCATCACCGACCAGGGCAAGTTTTAAGTCATTCCGAGACTATTTAACTACTATACAACTTCAACGGATTCAAGATCAGCAAGAACATATTCCATAAGCATTTCATAATCATCCAAAGGATCACCAGAGAACACTACACCTTCGTTTTCATAATAACGACGAACCTTTTTATAAAGTTTCGGATTCTTTACATCAAGGTAGAATTCACCGTTTGCTGCACCGCGAAGGGTCTGAACGTCTTTCTTGAATTTAGCAGTGAGAGTCATTGTTTTGAATGTTGACCTTAGTATTATAGAGAAGTAATGTTTGAAAGTCAAGTAGGACGCTTTTGTAAGTGTCCAGTGCTCCTTGCGTGGATCGAACACGCCTCAGGCGAATTATGAGTTCGCTGCATTCACCAGATTGCTAAAGGAGCAGGTACGAGTGGGTGGATTCGAACCACCTCAAAGCCGCTAATCTGGCGGAAAGAGTTTATAAGACTCCTCTGACTACCAAGTCTCACTCGCATTAATCAGGTATATTGTAGAGTACCTGGAACCCTTTGTCAAGAACCTTCTTCGTGATCGGTGTGTATTCGTATCACATCGTCGTCCACACCAGCTTCTTGGAATATCTGTACTACTTCGTTATACGGAACAATAATAGCGTTTCCGTGCTCACTCTTTATGACGAATGATTCTCCATTTTCAACACGATTCATTAGATTATCAAAATCTTTTTGAAACTCTTCAATTGTAAGTGATGTGAGATCGTTAATTTCTTGATTCATTTTCATAAAGTGAGTTTTATGAGTCGGGGTGACAGAATTCGAATCTGCGACTTCCGCTTCCCAAAAGCGGCGCTCTATCCAAGCTGAGCTACACCCCGTTGCGTATTTGATGATGCAATCTTCTGTGACAATTAGCACAAAGACACATACACTTATCTATCTCTTCTAAGATAGTTTGTTTTCCTCTTCTCGAAAGCATATCAGCAATGCTCATATCCTTTTTAGATGGATCTATGTGATGCCATTCTAATACAATAGTATCAGATTCACCACATTTTTCGCAGAACTTATCATTCATAAGTTCATTATACCATTCTTTAACCCTAAGTCTGGCAACTTTACTTCTTTCAGCATATAAAGATTTATTCTGCTGATAGTGCTTTGAAGCGTATTCTTTTGGGTTTTTTGCTGGCATTATTCTTCAAATAAAGTTCAAATCTATTTATAAGATTTAATCTTTTTCCTTCGTTGAATGTACAATCATTATACCCATTGCTGGAAGGATTGTCAAGAGGCAACCAATGACGAATAATGACACTTGGTTGGTGAGAAGGAACTCTACAAATTTTATCATGATGAATAGGCGTGTGTCAAGGACCAAATAATCAAAATTCCAATCAAACCAAAAATTGTCATTGCAGTATATATGGTATTACTCATATGCTTTAGTTTAAAGTAATTTTAAGAAAAGGAAGTAGTGGAGGAATAACTCCAACTAACCTTAGAAGTCCCTCAGCAAATAAAGCAAGAACCACCCAACCGACGCACATACTAATGATAGAAGCATTACGGTTGTGTCGTCGTATTGCTGCATCAATCATCTCCTGAACTTCAGAACGTGTGATGAATTCGTCTTGAGGCTCCATCACTTTTCATCTCCAAGAAACTTAGCAAGAGGATCTCTTTTTGTTTTTACAATTTCAACTGCTCTTTTGTAAAACATATTATCTGTGTTGCCAGAGGTTTCAAAAGTCTCCTTGATCTTCACCCAATTATTATAGGTATGTTGGTCCATAAATTTTGAATGATAGTACTATTATATACTAATCAGAGAACTTTCATCGTCAACATTTTGTGTTGATATCTTAACACTGTTGAAGAGATTGTTAAATTTGTTGTATTTCTTAAAACGGAAGGTGTCGGAGTCGAACCGACAAGGGCTTTAACACCTCAACGCTTTTCAAGAGCGGTTCCGTCGCCAATCGGATTGACCTTCCAAATAAGTCCTCAACGGACTTCAAAATCCAAACGACGAACTTTACGTTGTCTACGTGCTTCCTGCCAAGCAATATCTTGAGAGGTAAGTACGTTTGTTTTTGTATTTTCTTTTAAAGAGTTTAGCATAACTATGCGAGATAAGTCAAGTGCTGAAATCTTATCTCCACGAATTGTTGCCATATTTGGACATCCGCAAGACACTGTTTTTGAATGATGTCCTATCAGTTCTCTATTACAATCTTTACATCTTATTGATAACATTTTTCTTCATCCTATTCATTGTAGGTGCGATCTTAACATCCAGATAAATTTACCGTGAGATTCCATTAAATCTTGAACTAAATTAGCAGTTGCATATGACTTTTGCTCTTCTGCTTCTTCCGAAATTTCTTTCAACATATCACAAAACTTTTCATTATTCTCAAGAAGTTCTGAAAGCATATTATTTGCTGTTGTTGAACTTGCTGCTTCCTGAATCTGAGTTACCTCAAGCATTCTGGAAAGAGAACTAAGAGGTTTTACATTCAAATAACGCATATGTTCTGAGAGACGATCAATCTCTTCAAACATAGTCTCATACTGACCACCAAAAAGTTGATGTAGTTGTGTGAAATCTGAACCAACGACATTCCAATGAAATGCCCAAGTTTTATGGAATAAAACAAAAAGTGATGACTGAGCATCACTCAAGAGTTTAAATAGTGTTTCCATTATACTCTTTTTATTCTTATTTATCAAGTGGGCGATGACGGGATCGAACCGCCGACGTACACGGTGTAAACGTGCCACTCTACCTCTGAGTTAATCGCCCTGGCTCCCCCGACAAGATTCGAACTTGTGACCTGGAAATTAACAGTTTCTCGCGCTACCGCTGCGCCACAGGGGAATATAGGAAGTTACTGGACTTACACCAGTTCAAAGGGCATTGTCTGCTTGTCTCGATTCTTTGACTTAACTTCCTTTGGCGTCTTTCTATGCTATCTGCCTAGCGACTACCAAGAGCGGGTAGGGGTAATCGAAACCCCATCTATTGCTTGGAAGGCAATCATCTTAGCCGTTAGACGATACCCGCATATAAGACAATTATAAACTATTTAAGTTTAATTGTCAAGTGCCCGTGAGAAGATTTGAACTTCCACTGTATGGATTCTAAGTCCACCCTCTCTACCGTTGGAGTACACGGGCATAATGGTAGGAGGGATCTCTATGTGCGGACAGAATCACCTTTTCCATCATCCAGCATAACCAGCGAGAGGGATTGCACTTCCTACGATTTCCTACGATTTGATGGAGTAAGTGTGATATACCTCATAAGGATATAACAGTGACTTACCCTCTATCACTTTTATATATTACACTAATTCGGTGGAGATGTCAAGTCTAAGTTCTGCGTGTATTTCTCTATGACAATTTGCACAAACACATATACACTTATCAAGTTCTTTTATTTGGTCTTCCCATTTTCTCAATTTTAGATTTCCAAAGTTTTTATCTTTTTGAGTTGGGTCAATATGATGGAACTCTAATGCATCGATGCATTTATTATATCCGCATTTTTGACATTTACCACCCTTATACTCAACTGCTTTCTTTTTACTATTTTTCCATCTATCAGCATTATAACTATTATGACATTTTTTACAATTTGCCAACCAAACTTTTTTACTATTTCTCCAATATCCAGTTTCTTCAGTTAAAAGAACTTTGCATTTAGAACATTTTTGTATTGGTTTTCCATCTACACGTTCAACAGTATAATATGGTTCTTCTTTAAAGGATTTAAATGCTGTTTCTAAATTATATTTTTTTAACCAATACCTAATAGATGTCAAACTTTTATTAGTTAATTTTGATATTTCCCTTGCAGACATTTTTTTATCTACAAAAGATTTAAGAATAGAATATTCCATTAGTTCATTGGATATTTATTAATATTTATACAACTGAACTATTTAACAGGCACGGAGAGGGTCGAACTCCCATAAAACATCTTAGAAGGATGTGGCATTGTCCATTATGCTACGTGCCCAAAATATAAACCTCCCTGTTTGTGCTTCTATGAGAGGCATGGGAGGTGCAGGTCTTACACGGAGTTTGGA